GCTCCTCCGCCGTGACCTTCACGTGCGGGTTGCCGTCCGTCTTGCGCTTGCCAACGGCAATGACGTCCACGCGGACGCCCTCTTCCTCGTCGGCCTTCGTCTCGTCGTAGCGGGCGCACACGACGCCGACGCTTCCGACCATCCCCGATGCGGGGAGCCAGACCTGATCGGCGACGCACGCCAGCGCGTAGGCCGCGCTCGCCGCGCACTCGTCGGCGTACGCGTACACCGGCTTCGTCTTGCCGGCCCGGAGCGCCTTGACCGTCTCGAAGCACCCCGCGACGACGCCGCCGGGGCTGTTGATCTTGAGGACGACCGCCTTGATCTCCTCGCACTCCAGCGCGCAGGAGATCCGGTCGGCGACCGACTCGTACCCGTCGAAGAACCACCCGCCGCGCTGCGACAGGGGGCCGTCGATGCACACGACGGCGACATCGCCGAAGCGGAGGAACTCGTCGTCCTCGTCGTCCTCGTCGGACCAGGGAGACCACATGCGCGGGAGCGCGCTGGCCTCCATCGCGAGGATGGACTCAGCCGGGCGGAACGCCCGCTGCGCCTGGCTTCGCGGGCGCTTGCTTCGGGTCGGGGGCATTGGGGCCTTGCGTCTGTTCGAGCGCCTTCGCGGCGGCCTCGGCGGCGACGAGCGCGGGGTCCGGGGTCGTCCGCTTGCGCGTCGCGATCCCGTACCGCTCCGTCATCGCCACCATGTCGACCTCGAGCCCCTGCGGCGCCAGCATGGCGTCGATCTTCTGGAGGCCCGCGGAGAGCGCGTTGATCGTCTCCGCCTCGGACTTGAGGTCCTCGGCAGGCTCGACCGCGTAGTGAGGAAGCGGCGCCGCGGCGCTCGCCCCGTAGTTGTATTCCGACCAGTGCACGAGGGCCTGGTCGTGGAGGCATCCGCACAGCGCGCCGTCGTCGCTCGCCGCCTGATCGCCCTGCACCTCGCGGTGCACGTTCGCTGCGGCCAGGGATCCGCCGGTCACCTCGGTCGTGAGGTTGTTCCCGAGGATCGCGATGTCGAAGGACGTGTCAGCGAGCTTGATCGCGCGCTCGAACGCCTCCGAGGAATCGTGAGCGCACTCGAGCAGGTCGAGTTCCCAGCCCTTGGGAAGCACGATCGATGACCGCGCCACCATCTCGGCCAGCATCCCGACGAACTCGTCCCGCTTCTCCTTCGTGACCTGTTCGATCGGCGTCTTGCCGACGAACTGTGGCGAACCGTGCGCCTTGTTGTGCGCCGCCATGTCGGCCAGCGACAGCTGCTTGAGCAGCCAGAACGTCGAGAGCGAGAACCAGAGCCCCCACATCCACGGGCGGTTCACGCCGTAGGGCGTGTACAGGATCCACTTCCCGTCGCCGGGCTTGATCTCGATCTCGGGCTGGCCGTTCGGGTTCTCGTCGGCACGGACCTGCAACATCCACCGATGGTTCCAGTCGTCCCACCGGAGCCACCGCGGGTGCCACACCTTCAGGACCGGGATGTCCCGGTCTCCGTGCTGCGGGAGACGCCTCCACACGAGCTCGCCGAGCCCGACGCCCAGCCCCTCGCCCCAGATCTTGAGCTGTTTCAGCTCGCTCTCGGGAAACGCCGCGGAGTAGTCGTCCGCCGCCTCGAGCGCGTGGATCGTCATGTTCTTGCGGCGCCCAGCGCCAGCGAGAAACTCGACCTCGTTTCGAAAGAGCGCGTCCGCGCGCTTCTTGAATGCCTGCTGGATCCGGCCGTCGAGCAGCAGCGACGACATCAGGTCCGCGGCCATGTAGAGCCGCCCGACCTGCGCGTCCGCGAGCGCCGCCTTGACCCGCCTCGGCGTCCATTCCGTGAGGACGACCGCGGTAGGCTCGCGGTATTCGATCAGGTCGGGTCCGGGCATTACCATCTTTCGTAGGTCGCCAGACCCAGCCGATCGTCACGTCGATCCTGCGTGCCGCCCGATCCGCCGAACGGGTCTTCGCTGACGGCTGACGTCAGCTCGTTCAGCGCGTCCGCCGTGGCGTCCACCTGGTCGTCGTGCGCGCCGTCGGGGAAGCCCTCGAGCTCGCCCACCCACTCGTCCACCCAGGCGCCGCGCTTCACCGCGACGTTGCCCGCCTGGGCCTGCGTGGAGAACGGGCCAAAGCGCGTGGTCTTGTCGCCCGTGGGGCGCTTCCACTCGGCGATGAATCCAGACAGCAGCTTCGCGTACGTCAGCTGCTGATCGAGCCCCGCCTGCCCCGGGTCGAGCGGGAGCCGGAGCTTCACGCCGGCGCCGTCGGACTCCGCCGTCGAGCGGATGAATCGCTGCACGTCGCCGGGCGTGCCGCGCAGGCTGGCCACGTGCTCGACGACGTACGAGTCGTCGCGAAGCCGCGCCATGCGCACGCCCCGCGTCCAATCGCCGTTGGTCGTCGCGCCGAGGTCCCACGCACGCACGCGCTGGACGACGTCGCTCTCGGCGATGTGGTCGATCCAGCTACGGATCCACGTCCGCTTGAAGTAGGCGCCGGCGCCCGGCTTGACGAGCCAGTTGCCGTCGCGGAGCTGCGCGCGCTGGACCGGGTCGAGCTCGTCGAGCCCGCGCTTGTACGTCGGGTCGCTCGCGAGCGCGGGGTTGTCCTCGAGCTTCGCCGGGACGAACGTGCGCCCCAGCGGCGTCATGTGCGACGAGACCTCGAAGCGGGTCCCATCGTTCGCGGTCATGTACCAGCGCCGCTCGGCGCCCTCGCCCTCGGCGACAGGCTCTGAACCCTTCGGGACGAAGCGCTCGACGTCGTCGGCGCCCAGCGGGCGAAGACCCACTCGTGGCCGGAGCCGCCGGGGTTCGTCGTGCCGCGCGCTCGGAGCGGGAATCGCGCTTCACCCGCGTGTCGCAGTCGCGACAGCAGGTAGGTATATTGGTGCAGCGAGAACTGCGTCAGCTCGTCGTAGCCGATGAACTGGAACGCGAGCCCCTGGTACCGGTAGACGTCCTGCTCGGAATCCAGGTACCCGAAGACGACGCGCTCGCCGCCGGGGAACGTCCACGTCTTCGCCTGCGTCGAGTACTCGCCGCCGATCCGGCGGTAGAGGTCTTGCGAGCGGAGGATGAGCCCCTTCTCGAGCTCGGGGAACGTGCGCCGGAGGAGCAGGGCCTGATACGCGCCGCCGTAGCCACGGCCGACGTAGCGGACCGCGTCGACGAGGATCGCGTCGCTCTTCCCGCCGCCGGCCGCCCCGCCGTAGAGCGCCTCGTAGGCGGTCAGCGACAGGAAGCGCGTCTGCGGGCCGGGGTTCGGCCGCCAGTCCGTCATGCGGTCAGTCGTCGGCCTCGGGCGGGATGAAGATCGAGCCCTTCTCCATGACCACCGGGCCGCCGTTGGCCCCGGTGATTTCGGTCCGGCGCGTCTCTTTGTACCGGCTCGGGTTCATCCGCTCGAGCCGCCAGGCGTGGGCCTTCCAGTCTCTCGACCTGCCCTCTCCCTGGCCGTACTGGCGGGACGTCTCTTCGGCGATGTCGTCGATGCGGTCGAGGTATTTCCTCTCCCCAGCCGCACGCGCCCGCAGGCAAGAGGCAAGAAAGCCGGCGTGCAGCTCGTCCGCGTCTTCCGCCTCGCCCTTCGCCATCCACGTCTCGACGGTCGGCCGACTCACCCCGACCTCCGCGCACGCGTGGTCGAGGAACCAGCCATCAGCGAGGAGCGCACACAGCTGGTCGCTCAGCTCCGCCGTCAGCTTCGTCGGCCGTCCCATCGTAGGCGGGCCAGGCGCGCACGGGAGAGGACGCGGCGCCGACAGCCCTACCCTATACGGGTCCACACCCGCCCGATGCTCCCGCGATTCCCGCTTCTCCCGGAACGCCCGCTGTTCCCCCGATTCTCACCACGAGCACGACGCGGGCGATTTCCGTTGACAGGTTTTCCCTACACCTGCGATCCGGATCTCGCGTGCGCCCGGTCAGGACCGACCGTCCTCCCGCTCCGCAGCCGCCGCGACCATCTCCTCCCACAGGTCTGGGTGGCGCTCCCGGAGCACGTCGACGAGGATCCGCCACTCCCGCCCGATCAGCCGCGCGGGGAGGTCGCCCTTCGCGCACCAGGAGCGCACGGTCTTCTCGTCCTTCGCGAGCAGGCGCGCCGCCTCGCCCACGCTCAGGGTGCGCCGCTTCGTCCAGTCGGTCTCGGTCGTCGTCGAGCTCGTCGCCATCGTGGTCTGCCTCCGCGCGGTGCCAGCCCGCGCCTGGTCGGTCGTCATCGTCATCGGGTCTGCTCTCCTCGCTGCCAGGGCATCAGGCCCCCGGCGATCGCCTTCGCGCCGTTCGTCCGCTCGACGTCGCGCGCGTCGCGGTCGAGCCGGGCGGCCTCGAAGTCGTACCGGTTCTCGGCGTGCGTCAGGAGCGCGCGCGCCTGCTCCTCGATGGCAGCGAGCTCGCGGGCCTGGTCAGGGGACAGCCGACCGTCCGCGTTCAGGAGCTGGTGCACGTACCGCGCGGCCGCTGGGCCGATGGTCGCGTCCCGCTTCACCTCCTCGGCCTGCACGGCCTCCGGGGAGCGCGGCTTGCGGCGAGCGGGTGTGAAGGTCCGGGCCGCGCGCAGGGCGGGCTCCTCCTTCGGCACGGCGCGCGCGATGAAGTCGGCGACGAGGTCGACCTCGCCCTCGGCGGCGAGGAGGAGGAGCTCGAGGTCCTCCGAGGCGCCGGCGATCACGGCGTCACGGCGGGCACGGGCGGCGACGATGTCCGAAGCGAAGCGGTGCTCGTGGACGCCGCTCGCGGGCGGCATCGTACGGGCGCCCGCCTGCGCCTGCTCGGTCAGCGAGGCGACCGCGCGCCATCGCCGGGTGGGGTACATGCCAGCCTTCGTCACCATCGCGCCAGCGTCGCCGTAGGCCAGCGCCAGGGCGAAGCTGCACAGCGGCCCGACCGCCTGCAGGATGCGCTCGATGCGGCCGAAGCGCGCGATGGTCGACGGGTCGGGACCGTCGCCGACGAACGTGCCCTTGGTGCCGCTGTTGCCGCTGCCGACGGAGCCGCTCTCGCGGACACCCGGGGCCATGCGGAGGACGAGATCGGCGCCGGTGCCGAAGCGCCAGAAGAGGTCGGTGCGGGTGCTCACCGCGTCACCCCATCCGCGAACCGCCGCAGCGCCGCGTCGCGGTTCTCGGTCTTGGCCTTCGGCGCGACGTAGTACGGCGCCATCTTGTACGCCGCCTCCGTCTTGGCGTCGCGGAGCGCGGCTGCGAGCAGGTCGACGGTCCCGAAGCGCCCGCTCCAGGCGTTCACCACTCCGATGCCGTCAATGGCGAACAGGAGCCGTAGCGACCGAGCGCTCACGTGCCAGTCGATGCTTGCCGCTGGGTGCCACGCGCGCCACTCGGTGACGACGCGCTCCAGCGCCAGGCCCCACGCAACGGCTGTGGCGAGGTTGGCGAGCGGGGAGAGGTCGATGTCGCTGGAGAACCGGATCTCGGTTCGGACGTACTGCTTGTCCGC